AAATGGTAGTGATTCCAGCAGCAAATACACCAGCAAAAATGCGGGCGGACATGGGAATCTGATAATCGCTCATGCCGCGCATGATACTTCCTTCCATGTACTTAAGCCCAAGGCATCCATTGCCATTTTGAGGCGGCCATAGGAAACTTGCACACCAGAGCGGCGCAGGGCAATAGTTTCCTCTGCCCACGCCAGTTTTGGTTTTGCCACCACCGTGGATTTAATGCGTTCTGCAATAGCACGGAAAGCCTCTCGCTCCTGTGGTGACAGTGGTGGCGCATCTTGCACGGGTGCCGCTTGCGCTGCCATTTTTTTCAGAATGGCCGTGTCCACAGGTGCAGCAGATGGCACGGTGGCCACGGGCTTTTCTGGTAACCATGCTGCCTTGAATCGTGCCCAGCCGCTGTTGACGCATTCACGCACGGCGTCTGTCAAAGAGATGCCTGCTTGGGCAGCTTCAGCGCGTATATCGGAAAGCTCGCTGTTGGTCAGAACCTTGCGGCCTTTGCTCTTGCGCACCAGCATCCAGTCGGCAAGAAGGTTTGCTGGTATTTCGGCAATTTCATTGGCAACAACAACTACAGGCTGCGCCGCAGGCGTAGCTATTGGTTGTTTTACAGATTGAGTGACGGGTTCAATTGCAGGTTCTGTTGGCAGATTCTGCCGGTCATGACCGGCAAAGTCTGCCGGTCGTACCGGAAAATTCTGCCGGTCATCTGCCGCTGGAGCGGGAACTCCTGCCGGTTGCAGCTTACTCAGTTCAATGCGGTACATCGAGGACAGCATGCCACGGCGGCGACGGCTAACGTAACCCTGTTGGATCAGGGCACGTACATGGTCACGGGCGCTGCGTTCGCTGATGCCGCAGTCTGATGCAACGGTGTCTAGGCTGGGCCAGCAGTCGTAGTGTTGTTGGCCAGTGTGGTCTTTTGCGCGGCTGCAAAGAGACAGAAAAACGAGTTTGCGGACGCCTTCAACAGGAGTATTCCAAGCGCGATCAATGAGTTCGTAGGCCATGATTGATAAGGTATGCGTGACAGGGCACACCGAATCTGGCTACAATCCGCACATAAACGTGCAGACGGCCTTCTTCGGTGGGTTGTTTAGTACCTCTGCACTAGCCAAGAGCCCAGAACTTTCCACGGTCGCTGGGCTTTTTGCTGTCTGGATGCTTTTCAGCACCCGGCGCAGAGCGGTTGGCATCTTACCACTGGGCGGCTACTTTGGCTGTAGCAATGTGTTGCTGATCGTGTCTGGCGCAGGAGCTGCTGCCTTGGCTGCTTGCAGTGCTGCATATAGAGCCGTCTTACCAATCTTGAGACGTACTGCGGCCTCTCTCACATTCAGCCCATTGGCAATGTGTTCGCGTGCCCGCTGTAACTTATCTGCTGTCACAACTGGCTTGCGCCCACCTTTACGCCCACGCGCAGCGGCGGCACTTAACCCGGCCTTGGTGCGCTCACGAATGAGATCACGCTCGAATTGGCCCAGCGCACCGAATACATGAAAGACCAGTCGCCCGCCCGCTGTAGTGGTGTCGATGCTTTCGGTCAACGACTGGAACCCAACGCCACGCGCTTGCAGTGCGCTTACCGTTTCGATCAGGTGGGGCAGGGATCGTCCCAATCGATCAAGTCGCCAGACCGCCAGCACATCGCCATCGCGTAGATAACCCAGCGCGCCAGCCAAACCGGGGCGCTCGGCCTTGGTGCCAGAGGCCACATCCTCAAAAACCCGTTCGCACCCTGCCTTGCGCAGTGCATCTGTCTGCAAGGCAGTGTCCTGATCTGTCGTGGATACCCGTGCATAGCCAATCAGTGCCATAACTGCCTCTTTTGTCCGTTTTTAAGTCCGCTAATCATCTTGTCCGAGAACTTGATAAATTAGCATACTAACGGACAATGTCCGCAGTACCCATCAAACGGTCGTTTGGCGGACTTGATGCAAGCGCAACAACAATCAACTTTCTGAAAATTTGTAGTTACAATTAAGTAATGAAAATCGCATTCGACCCAGCCAAAGATGTCGCCAATCAGGCTAAGCATGGGTTGCCATTGTCGGATGCTGCCGGATTGGAATGGGAAGCAGCTTTGCTGTGGCCCGACCAGCGCAAAGACTACCAAGAAGAACGCATGGTGGGCTTGGTACCGGCTGGTGGCCGGTTGTTTTGCGTGGTGTTTGTGGATCGCCCGCCAGAGCGGCCGACACAGCGACGTATCATCAGTTTGAGGAAGGCTAACAGCCGAGAGGTGCAACGATATGCAAGCAACGATTAAGACTCGCAGCGGGCGGATGCTCCATCTGCCAACCCCAGAGGAAGATGCGGCCATCACTGCCGCCGCGCTGGCTGACCCTGACGCTGTACCCCTGACAGATACACAGTGGGAACAGGTCAAGCCCCTAGTGCGCCGTGGTCGCCCGCTGGGCAGCGGCACCAAGGCCCAAGTGACGCTACGCCTTGACATTGACGTTCTGGAAAAATTCAGAGCATCGGGCGATGGCTGGCAAACACGCATCAATGACGTGCTGAAAAGCTGGGTTCGCACGCACGTCTGATGAGGGTTGGGGCTGCCTCGCTATCGCATTGGTGCTGTGCAAGCCCGCAACCCCGCCAGCAACTGCCGTTCATAGCCCTCGCGGCGCTCAATTTCAGCCATTGCGGCTTGGGCAAAGGCATCCAAGCCCACCGGGGGCGATAGGTACTCAGTGGGCATCACAGGCCGGTCGGGCACCGGCTCACTGCACGCCACCGGTACCGGCACTTTGATCTGTTGCACATGCACCACCGGCTGTGCAGCACACCCGGCCAGCAGCAGCGGTAAAAATAGCACCCTCATTGCTGCACCCTCCCTTGCAGCCAGCTTTGGACTCGCACTTGGGCGCTGGCGCAATCGTTGCCCGGTACCGCAGCCGGGGCGACCAAGATAGCGTCGGCCCGCTGTGCAGCTGCACGGGCTTGTGTGGCGGCAGTGGCACGGGCGGTAGCAGCCTCGCTGGCGCGCCGGTCAGCAAGTGTGCGCAGGTCGTCCACAGCATCGCTGCACGCACTAGCCGCCTGCCGAGCTGTGTCACGCTCTTTCTCACGCGCCCCGGTTTCAGACTTGGCCAGCGTCAGCTCATCGCGCAAACCAATGTAAAGCCATGCCTGCCCTGCATTACCAGCCAACGCCAGCACCGCTACCGCAGCGGCAATCAGTAGTAAATTCATGCGCCAGCCCCTCCGGGGTAGCCGGGGCGACCCCAGTGCAAGCACAGCTCCTGCGTAGCCTCGCGCCGGTTCACTAGCCCCGGCAGGGCTACCATTTGCCCATTGACCCGGCCATTGACCCAGCGCACCAGCTCACGGCACCCGCCATCGATGTCGCCAGAGCGGAACTTGCGCACCAGTGTCGATTTGACGACCGCAGGGGTTTCGCCCGCGTTGTAGAAAAAATCAATCAGGCCACCCTGAATCCAAGGATTGAGCGTGCTGTAGCGGCTAATGTTGCGCTTGGCCGCATCCTCCGCAATCAACTTCCGCTCATGCTCCATCGCGCTGCACTCGGCTTCGGTGTAGAGGCGGCCCTGTATGACGCCCTTCCCCGTCACACCCCGGCACACCGTCAAAATGCCCACGGGGTCGATGTAGGGCCGGTAGTACAGCACGCCATTTTTTTTGATCGTGGGGCCAGTGCCCTCGAAATAATCACCCAACACGCCAGCGACGTTGAGCGCACTGACAGAGGTTCCCGCCAGCGCAGCAGTGGCGACAAGCGCCACCAAGCGATTACGCAATGCAGCATCCATCACCCACCCCCCAGCAAGCCAACCCAACTGGCTATTTTTGCGCGCAAGAAGGACTCAATCCCGAAGCTAAAAATCGTGAACGCCAAAGCGACGGCCCCTACGATGATTCGTTTGGTGGCAGCCTGCTTGTAATCATCCATCGTCTTAGCTTGTTCCACGCGCACGCGGTGGTCGTTGCGGTGGCCATCGTAGTCCTCGGCATCCAGATCGTTGCGCAAAAAAGCTGTTTTGATGCGGTCAACATCCTGCTCTACACGCCCGACACGGGCCGCAAGATCACGCACATCGTTAGAGCAATCCGGCATGGCGTTCTCCTTTGGCGATGATGTAAGGGCGCACAGCAATCCACAGTGCCGAAGCCATCAAAGCAACCTCTCCACCCACCGCAGCCGGGGGCGGATAGACGCTGGCCAGCATCAAAACGATGGTGCTCACCCACAGGCAGGCATTCCACACCGCAAACCACTGCGCCCACCGCGTACCGCACAAATCCAGCGCCACAATCCGAATTTGTAAAAACGCACTCAGCGCAAACGCCGTGGCCCACCACAGTTCACCAGCAACCATGTTCATCAAAGAATACGTGGGGCGGCTAAACGTATCACCGGGCCAAAACAACATGGCTGCCCAGAAAAATTCAGCCAAAAACAGGCACACCCTGGTGGCAACCAAATCGCTATCAAAAAACGCCCGGCTCATTCCGGTAACAATGCGTGGGCTCATACTGGCACCCCCGCATTTTTGTGGTTAGATGGCATCGTGGCCTCCTTTTATTAGGGCATTAGCCCACGAGGATGTACGACACGTACAGAGCAGCGCCATTAGCACTCCAAGAAAAGCGCCGCAACCCATTAGCGGCAGCAACAAAATTACCAGTGGCATCATTGGACGTAGGTACAGCACCGTTGCTGGTATATGTTCCAGGTACGCAGCCCAGTGCTTGTGCCCTGGTGTCCAAATTGCGCCCACCACCAGACGGGCCTTGCCCTGCTGCGTCAGAAGTGCTGCCGCGTTCCCAGTCGATCATGTCGTGCTCAGTGCCGCTGTAATAGCGGCGCAGCAAGATCACTTTGGTGCCGTTTGGTACAAAAACAAAGGTCGATGTGGTAGTGCTGGCGTTTATCGCCCCGTTGGCCACTTTCCGCTGTACTTGGGCCGGGGTGGCTTGTAATGCCGCCAAAGCAACATCGCTGTTGTAAACAGCGAGGCGCGCTGTAGCGCTGGCAAGAACGGCGTCCGCTGCCGTGTTAGACGCCCAGACCGTAGCCATAGCGTTTGAGTTTGCTGCCAACGTGTTCATGGCCGAAGCACTAGCAGCCACCGCATCCATAGCGTCGGCGTTGGTGACCAATGTGTTCATGGCCGCTGTATCGGCAATGATGGCACTGAAGGCTGCGGTGTTGTCCATCACCGCGCTCATGGCCGTAGCGCTCGCGGCCACTGCGTTCATGGCCCTAGCACTGGACATTACTGCACCCATAGCAGTGGCGCTGGCAGCCATGCGACGGGTTTGACCGCGCATCCCAAGTAGCACATTTAGTTCGGCTAACCGGCCAGAATCTCCGGTCAATAGGGTTTCGAGCTGAGCGCCGGACAGCGCCCCAGCCTCTATGGCGTTGAGCATACGCATTGCGCGAACCATTGGCATGGCGATTCCTTTACGATTTGATAACAGTGATTGGCCATGCGGTGCGGATGGCCGTATTTGTGGTGGCTGCGGCTGCACTGGCATTTGTGAGCACGATGGTCACGGTATTTGTGGCACTGACGAAGGCGTGAAAAGCTAATCGCCCAGTGTTTGCCATCGTGTCGCCAAGGGTGCTCGGTGGTGTTGCAATCACGCGGTCGCCAACTACTGCGCCAGTAACCGCACCGGTAAAACTGGTGCTTGAGGTGGCAGCCACACTGGTGACAGTGCATGTGGCCGTGCCGGTTAGCACTTTGCTTGCAAAACTACTAGCGAAACTGCTTGCAAAGCTACTGGCGAAACGTGTCGCCTCGTCTTCATCATCCTCATCACGCACAGCATCATCCGGGGCTTGCCACGCAGCCACTAAATCCCAGTGGACAGCCTGCAAAAGCCAACATCCAGTAGCTGTGGCAAAGCAGCTTTCATCGTCGTCGGGCTCAGTGCTGCCTACTACATGCTGGAATAAACCAAGGCCATCGACCAGCGCGTGCGTATCCGTGGTGTTGGAGCGAAGACTGGCGCGGTCATCGTAGCTGTAGTCGATGATTGCCTTGTAGTTTGGGTGTGGGTGCGGGTCTGCTTTGTGCTCATCAACCAATGCAGCCGCCACGCCTTTGGCCTCCTTGCCATCGACAACTAAGGCCAGCGCAGCGGCAGCGCCCTCGTTGTCCTGCAACTCAGCAGCAAGCTCACGCAAGGTATCCAAGGCAAGCGGCGCACTATCAACCAATTGATCAATACCGGACGTCACCAGCGCTTGCGTTTCGGCTTTAGTGAACGTGTCTGATTTATCCGCCTTGCCCGCCAGCGCGGTCTCCATTTCAGCGCCTGTGGCGTAGTTCGGGTGTGGGTCAGACGCCGCCATGTGTGCCTGGAGGGCAGCGTCTGTAGCAGCACCAATTTGCTGACTTGTTGTGCCATAAGCATATTTGTAATGCAGCTTCTGACCATCAAACTCACCGGGCGTGTCCGTCAAAAGCGTAATGCCAGCACCGGCCACGCTCCACTGCACTTGCGATGCAACCTTTGTCGCTTCATCCAGAACGTACACATCCCAGACAACCCCGTTTGAAGGGATATTGGATGCCATAACACTATCGCCAGCGATGGTTTTTGCTTCTTCAGCAAACGTCAGCGTATCGACATTCTCTTTAGTAATCAGCAACCAAGAATCGGTAGTTGCATTCCATTTATAAACCGCCTTTCCGCCCAGCACATTAATATCCCCTGTGGCGTCCAAAACCACCACGGTCATGTGATCTGGCCGGAGGGCAATTGCATTGCGCGCAGCAATAGTGGCCACGGTTCTATCCGAAGACCGGTAACGAAGATTTGCCATTGCTATACCCCTGAAAAGGGGCAGCCCGCAGCCACCCCGTTTATCTGGTCAGTGACCTACCGTTACAGGGTGTAGGGATACTGCACCGTCACCGTCTTGGTATCAAGCTCACCAGCAACGTCAGTAGCCAACACGTAGGTTTTACCGGTCAGATCGGCAACATCCGCGATGACTGGGATGTCCTCAGCGACGCTGTTGGCGTCAACGTGGCGCACGGTGGCGAAGTTGAGGATCATTCCGTCCTTGGGCTTGAAGGCCAAAACGATCTTGCCGTTGGTCACAACGAGGTTTTGCGTGTTGAACAGCGCACCACCAGCATTAGCAGCGGCCTGCACATAGGCTTTGACGGCGGCAGCGCTGGCAAGCTGGGTGTCAGTCACACCGGCCAACGTCGGGTCGGTCACAAACTCATCGTTTTGGATGACCTTGTCCAGGTCAATGGCCGAAGTCGCGCTCACCAAGGCCAACTTGGCTTTTTCGGCGTCGGTGAAAGCCTGGGTGTTGGGGTTGGACTCGTAAGCTGCCTTGATAGATGCAGCAGTGTTGGCGTTGAGGTAGGTATCCTCATCGGACATGACAGTCCATGCCGTACCAGCGCCGTTACCGTCGATAGCGTATGGTTGGTAGGTGGCCCACTTGCCATCACCAGCGTCGGTGACAAACACGATGTCGGCCAAGTCCAGACCCGTCAGCGCATCACGGCCAGCAATGTCGTCAGCGCGATAACGGGTGCCCAGTGCCAGTTTAGCGGCGACGATAGCTGCATCACGGGCGGTAATTTCGGCAGCGTCGGCAGCAGCACGGGCCGTGGCTTCACCAGTGATAGCCGTATTCAGCGCAGCTTCGGCAGCTTCGGCACGGGCCTTTTCATCAAGCACAGCTTGGGTCAAGGCAGCTTCGGCAGCCTGTGCGCGGGCCAGTTCAGCAGCGTTGGCTGCGGCCAGTGCAGCCAGTTCGGCATTCAAGCCGTAAATGTGGTTCTTGGAGCGAAGTATCTTAGCCATTTCGGAAATCCTCAAGTCAGGTTGCCGCCTTCGGAGCGGTAAAGAGACTGGATTTCCGTCGCAGGGGACGCCTGAGCGTTGCGCTCAAGTTGTGCAAGTCCGTTGTTTTTGGAGTCGCGTGATCTTTTGCAAAATCGGGTGATAGTCTACCCGATAGCGCTGGCACAGCGCTAAAAAATCAGCATCGGATATGCGGATTTTGTAAGACCCATCCGTGTTTTGCTGGCAAGAGTAGCCGTGGTGCTGCATAAACGCAACGATGGCAATATCAAAAGTGCAGTTCTTATCAATCATGGCACTGCTGCAACGTAACTGACCACCGCGTGCAAGCCATCGTCGGGGGCAGGTTGGGTAAAGAGGATGCCGTCCGCAGTGGTCTGCACCAAGTAATCGTCCACTAGGTAATCCCGGTCGGCCCGCAATGCGCCAGTGGCATCAAAGTCGTCGGGCGTCAGATCGAGATAGACCAGCGCCATATCCCAGACTACGGAGCCCAGCGGGGCATAGGGCAGCGTGCAACGGCCTGCGACAATCGGTAACGGATCGGTCGTGATGAGGCGCAGGGTGACAGTAGGGCTTGGGTCGCCTTTATCGCCCTTGGGCCCAACCATCACCGCCACCAGCTCCACAGGCAACGCCGCACCGGGGGCCGCTATCACCAAATCAATCTTTGGTGGCTGGCTTATCGTCAGAGCAACGCGCTGTGGTTCAGCCACGGGTCACGTCCTTTTCGACATAGATCGGTGTGGTTGCAGAGCTGATCGTGTAGCCGTCAGGGCGGCGCAGTTGGATGTCAAACTGGGCTCGGCCCGGCTTCCAAGCGCTGGTGTCAAGGCACAGCAAGCGCAGCGCGCGCGTGGTAGCTTCGTCAATCCAATCGACCTCTAAATCGGCAAACAGCTCATCTTTATCGCTGCGCACCTGCGCTGATACCGCCCATCCCGCAAAATGCCCATCGGCAAAATGGGAAGGGATGGTTGCCAAAAAATCCAGACTGTCGCCGCGTTTGATAGTGAGTGTTGGAGCGCTCATTTTTCCCCCTAGACCACGGCCTGCACATACGCCAGCATGGGCGCTGCCCCCTCTATCGCGCCATCGCGTACAAACACGCGCTGGCCCGCCGTGGCTACGCCGCGTGCGTGGATGTGGATGCCGCCGGGTAGCTCTATCAGCGCAGTGCCATCGCTCACAGCCAGCACATCGCCCACTAGCAGCGGTGCGGTAGGTATCAAAGCTAAAAATCGCTTTTGAAAGTTGATCATGGGTGCGTCTCCAGCGTGATGGTTTGTCGCAATTTGGGGCTGGCCCAGTTGATAGATGTGGCGCGCACGATGCCCAGATAGTCCCGGTCGTGGCCCCGGTAGAGCACGGCTTTGCCGGGGGTAATCACGCCGGTTTCGGGCAGCACTTGCATCGTCAAAGTGACGTGCTCTTGGGTGCCGGTATCCGCCAGCTCCGCCATGCCGCGCTGGCTGTGTGCCGTGGCATCAGTAATCAAGGGGTGCAGCACTTGTGGGGCCAGCACATCGCCAGCGGTGCCTGCACGGGTAACAGGGCCAAACACGCCCATACCTTGCCCGCCCACAAAAACGCCGTTGTAGGCCGGTTTGTCGAGGTACTCGGTGCCCTCCACTTCGCCCACTTCTTTGGGCAAGTCAAAGTCTGGCATGAGTAGCGTGGGCCAGTTCCAAGGCGCGTGCGGGTACTTGGGCAAGATGCGCAACACGGCATCGGTGGCGTGCGGCTGCACATAGCCGCCCACTGCTCCAGCAATGTCCGTAATTGCCTCGATGTAGCTGCCCTGCATCGCCCAAGCCCCGGCAGGCACCATCCAATCTTGTAGTTGCCAGTCAAGGCTCCAGCCCAAGGGCACGCCGTTGACGGTCAGCACATCCTGCATAAGCTGATGTGCCGTGCGCTCCAAGGTGTTGCCAAAGCTGGTTTTGACGGCCCAAGGTGCAGCCAGCGTGGCAGCCAAGCCCCGGCCTGACACTGCCCAGCGCGTGGGGTTAAAGCGCCGGTCACGCGATAGTTTTTCGAGGCGCAGCCGGAAGGGCTGGCCGTTGATTTCTGCCACCAGCACAGGCGGGTCGCCGTTGGCGTCGCGGCCAAGGTGATCGGCGGCGTTGTGGTGCAAGCTGGCTGACCATTGCCAAGTCCAAGATTGGTAATCCAGCGACATAGAAAACCCATGCGCGTGCAGCGGCGCACCCGTATCGAGCCGGTGCAAGGTGATGTTATTGAGCACGATATAAGCCCTCCGTGGGGTAACAACAATCGCCTGTTTTGGCGGGGCAACGCGATAGCAGACAAACAGCAGCTTCCAGCCCGTTGGGGCCGGGGTGTCAACCACCAACAAGCCAAGGCGGGCCGGGTCGTAGCAAATGGGTTGAGGCGGCTTGGGAGGCTTGGTTGATGCAGGCGATACCCCTGCCAAGGGCCGCATGGCGTCTTGCCAGTGCGAGCGCAAATGCACTGCCACCGGCACGCCGTGGCCCCATGCCGGGTGCGTGGATGCCCGCCTGCCGATACCCTCTTGCCAGCGCTGGTGTGTGCTGGCGCGAAGGCGCGTAGCCTCTTGGTAATGCAGGCGCACGGCATGGCGCAGTAACTCACCCTGCTGCCAAACGGTAGCCACAGCCGCACGCAGGCGGGTAGCTTCTTGCCAATGCTGGCGTGTGGCGTGGCGCAATTTTTGCCCGTCTTGCCAGTGCTGTTGCGTGGCATGGCGCAGGGGTTTAGCTTGCTGCCAAGGTGCCTGCACGGCGCTTGCACTGCGCTGGCCTGCCTGCCATTGCGTGGCTGTGGCTATGCGCAAGGCTTTAGCCTGCTGCCAAGGCGCTTGCACTGCTGCGCTGGCCGTGGGCCGGGCCTGCTGCCAGTGGCTAGATACCGCATGGCGAATGCCGCCGCGCTGCACATTCGCATCCCATGCCAACGCCACGGCGCAAGGCATATCGGCATCAAACACAGCATCGACACGCAAACCCACGCCCACGGCCAGCACCACGCTGGCCGGTAAATCTTGCGCAAAATCGGCATCAATAGCGATATGGCTATCGGGCGTTGCAGCTGCTGCGTGCGCATCGCCCAATACCAGCTTGGCGCTGCCGCTGGCCGGGCGCAAAAATATCAGCTTGCCGGATGCCATGCGTGTGCCGTTTAGCCGATCAGGCCCGTATCGAGCAGCACCAAGCCGCCCTCATAAAGCTGGGTGCCCGTGGTGCCACTGAGCACCCAAGGGCCAATGCCGCCGCTATCAATCAGGCCGCCCACGCCATCGCTAACTTTGCCCGCAGCATCAGTAACCGGGCCGGTAGCCAGCACGGTGCCATCAGCGGCCAGCCATTCGCCATAGCTGGCTGGGCCGGTAGCGGCCACCAAATCATTGCCAGCACTGGCAGACAAGGCAATGCGCCCGTCTTGCAGCACGCCGCAGGGCTTGGCCAACTGGCGCACAGCCAACAGAGTGCCGCCGGGGGCAGTGTAGAGGCGGATGCTGGCGTTGCCTGCGCCATCGTCGGCCTGCACAATGCTGGCGGCGTTGCGTGCTGCACGCGCTGGGGTGGTTAAAGCAAGGTTGCGCATGTGGCCCCTTAAATAGCTTGCGTGGCCACCACTGGCCCGGCTGCATCGCACTCATGCGCGCCGCTCATGTCTATGGCCACCGGGTAATAAGCAACGCCCACTTCTAGGCCCGTGGGCCAGTAGTAGCCTTGTGCATCGCTTTGGCCTTGCCAAGCGCAGTAGCCATCCGTTAGCCGGTGCAGGCGCACACGGGCACCCACAAAGGGCAGCTCGGGCGCACTCGGGTCAGCCTTGAGCATTACCCGGTTGTTGTTGCTGATGGTGCCGCTGGTGTTGCCTGTTAAAAGCCAGTTCTTGCCTGTGCCAGAGACTAGGCCCAATGGGTGGGCAGCAATGTGCGCCAGTGGCGCTACGCCATTGGGTGATGGCACCGCCCCTGCCAGCCCGACTAAGCTGCTGGGATAAGCTAAATTCGCCACGGCTTATCTCCACGGCCCAGTGATGTCCACGACGTACACGCCGCAATTGGTTGCAGCTGCTGTAGCTGCGGTATCGACTAGCAAGGCCATTAACTTGCGCCCTGCCATCAAACCGGTGCCGTCGAGCATATCGCGAGGCCCAATCGTGGCAGCTACCCCGCTTTGCGGTATGACCAGAACACCTGGAACTTCGGCTCGTGGTGTGTTGTCAGTCGGGCTGTAAGATGCACCTAAAAACTGCTTGGTGTATTTGAGCTCCCCATCGACAGAAGACGGGAACGCGCCCAAAGAGCTGTCCCGGCCACTGGTAGCATTTGATGCCGATGCGTAGCCCTTACCTGTTACACGCACAGCACCACCCAAACCAGAGATAGCGCGAGGCATAAAAATGCCTGCATTGCTGCTGTTGCTGGAACTACCAAACACAGAATCCTCAAGGTAGTTATTGGGATCAGCGCTGTTTCTGCACGACAACGCCACTGCATAGGCATCGCCACCGGGGCGCAGCGGCAACATATCGCCAAAGCCGCGCAAAGGGGCATTCATGTAGCTAGCGCCATTAGCGGAACCTGGGGCAATGGCCCAATAAACGGTACGGCCATCGGCAAAAAAATCGTAGCGCACTGGATTGCTATTGGCAGATACACTTTTTGGCTGATAGCCGCCGCCGCTGATCAGTGCGTCAGATGGGAATGGGCCGATGCCCGTGCTAATGTCTGTCATGCCCTCATAGCTACGCACGCGGGCAGCAGTAGTGCCGGTGTCATCTACATACAAATAAGAGCGGCTGCCGGATACGTCTGTGCTGCGGTAAGCAGCTTTGTTGGTAGCGCTAAAGACCTTCTCCCAGCCGCCCATGGGGGCCACTTTGATCGTGATGGTGCCGGTAGCCGGGCCATCGGGGGCTGTAGTGGCCCACGTAATGCCCGTGTTGGTGGCTGTTAAAACCCGCTGCTCACCATTGAGCACATCAGGCGTGGCCCCAGCCACCAGTACCACGGCGTAAGGGTCAAAGCTGCTACCCGCATTGACAGTGGCGGTGGCAATGCCGCCAGACACTGTGACCGACAGCGCCGTAACTGTGCCAAATCCAGTCAATAAAAAAGCATCTAGCGCAGCAATCCAAGTGCCGGGTGCGCCTGAGATTTGCGGCGCTCCGCGCATGTTGTTATTGATGAATTTAACGGGGAAGTTGGGCATGGTGCGTCAGTCCTTTAAGCAAAAGAGGGGGTGGGTTAGAACTCAGATTCGGGCGGTGCGCCCACATCGCCGCGCTGCACAAACCACGCGCTATCACTGGCACCAATGGGCGTGCCTGGTTGGGTGCAGCGCACGGCTGCAATTTGGAATTCGGCCCCGATGGTGTCGATAAAGATGGTGTTGCCCGCCACCCAGCCCGAGCCCCAGCCACTGGCGCGCAGCGTGAAATACGGCGCACCGGCAGCCACGTTGACCGGCGCAAAATCCTCATTGATAGTGCCGCTGGCGATTTGGCCAAGGTGCTGGCCGGTCAAGGTAAAGGTGGTACCACTGGCTCCAATGCGCAGCGCCCAACGCTCAGTAATCGCCCCACGGTTGTCCACTTCTATGGGGTAGCCGTTGTAGTTGTAGGTGGCGCTGGCCGGGCCTTTTTCTGGGTCTAGGCCATCGAGCCAAGTAGTGCCAGTCCAGCTAAATTGGTCATAAACCCGGCTCACCCGTGCAAAGCGGTCGCCCGAGCGCAGCGCGGTACTCAGCACAGCATCGGTATCAAAGGCGTAGCCAATGGGCTGCGTCAGTTTGATGCGGCCATCAATGCGCACCTCGGCGATTTGGCGATACACCTCGGTGCGGCCAATCACACGCACTTGTGCCGGGTAGCCGGTCAGGTCGGTAAAGGTGACGCGGCCTGCATCCAAGTCTGCCGTGTAGCCGGTTTGGATTTCTGCACCGGTGCTGGCATTGACCACCTGCACAAACGAGAGGCGCTCGTGGCCTACGTTGTAAACCTGCCCTTGCATGGCGGTAAAAGCAGGGGCGCTGTGCGTGACACCAATCACGCAAGTGTCGCCGGGCCTAGCAAAGGCTACGCGGCCATCGGCGGGCAAGGCTGCCGGGTCTATGCCCATCAAACTGACATCGACGGGCAGGTAGATAAAGCTCACTGCGCTGTAGCGCAAGGTGGTCGGGTCGATAGGCCAAGGCCGCCAGATTTTGAGCGGCTCTACGGCGCCCACATCAGCTGCGTTGTACCACCACTCGGCTTTTTGGGCGTCAGTCAAATCGGTGGCCAGCACATAGTCACCAAATTGCAGCTCGACACCGCCGCGCGCAAACTCGACACGGCCCCGCATGTGCAGGCCGGTGATGTTGCCTTGGCCGTCCACATTAGCCGTCAGGGGGGTGCCTTGGGTGTCGGTGCAGGTCAGCACAAAGCCGCCAGCACCGGCGCGGATGGGGGCAGTATCGACGTGGAAGAACACGCTAGCGGTTGTCCACTTTTGGCGCACTGTCCACAGACTTTCTAAGACAAAGTCTGTGGCTGCGCCCGACACCACGTAATCAGTGACCGTGGCAATGCCGCTGCTGTAGTTGATCTGGCCAGCTACATATCCGGGATTAGTGGCTGTGCGGCCCCGGTACAGCACGCCCTCAAAGTCCTCAAAAACTTGGCCCATCCACTTGAACCGTACGCTACCAGGCACGATGTAATCGGTGGTGTAGGGGCACAAGTCGATGGTGACGACTGGGGGCGCGTAGCTAAACTGGTTAGCTATGGCCCCTGCAAAGCCCGTGGCGTAGGTGACGGACACCGTGCTGGCTGCCAGCACTTGCTCGCTGACAGCGTTGTCTGCATATTCGCCGCCCTTTTTGCTATCGCTGCCGCCAGCGTTGCCGCCTTCAAAAGCGGAAGAGTTTTCGTGATCGGATTTGTAGCCATCGGTTTTGGCATCCAGCTCGACAAAGCGCACATTGAGCGTCTTGCCCGCATAGTTAGCTGTGCCAAAGTTGCCAAAGCTGCCTGCGCCGTTGTCGGTCAGTTCGTGCAGCACGGTTTCTTGGTGGCGGCTGGTTTGGTATTTGCTCTCGGTTTTGCTAGAGCCGTTGGTGGTTTTTTTGGTACCGCCAGATAGCGCGGCGCTGTTGGGTACTTCGATATTGGCCACGATTATTTCCAGAGGTAATACTTGGTGTCGATGCCAGCCACCGAAGTAATGGTTTTGAAACCGGCAGCCAAATCGGAGGGAGTCCACCGAACCGCGCCTCCAGAATCAGGGTTTGGTAAGTCGTAGCCCATGCCGTCCGCATCTGCATAAATGCTGCCGGGCATTGCTGTGCGCGGCACTTTGACGTAAACGCGCCCTCCAGTATCTGACCACCAGCCAGCCAGCTCCATGCGTGGCAGCGCTTGGGATGGGCCGGTCACTGGGGCGTCTGGGGTGACTGGTTCGCGGGTGGTGATTACCGGCGGTGGTGGCGTGGTGGGCCACGCGGGGGCCACTTGAGCGATTGCAGGCCCAACCCGAACAGAATTTGTTTCGGCAAATACAACGCCGTCTTGGTCTTTAATTTTCAGTGTAAAAAACAAATTAGGGCAAGCTGCATCCACGGTCAAATCAAAGTTACTTGTGTTAAGCCCCCCTGCTTGCGCAAGCATTTCAAATGTGCCAGACGACGCTCCAAACACCACAGAATCATCACTTGCACTAGGCACATCCACAGTCCATGTGTAAATGCCTTGCACTCTGGGAGGCGCAGATCGAGCAAAAAAACCAACTACACCCCCCGGAGATACGTAGTCTGTGTTTGCATAAATAGCTCCCCCCGTATTAGTAGTGACCCCAACCGCTACCGTGTTTGCTGCCTCTGCCCCACTACTCGAAACAATCTCAGAAGTGCCCGACGACGCCGACACCGTGCGGGTAGTAATCCAACGCAGCGTTATCGAGTTGGGTGCAGGCACCTCAGATAGCACCAAGCTGCCAAAGCCCCCAGCATCTATCGCCGGGGCGTTGAAATTCTCGGTGCGCGTGCTGGTGTACTCATACGCTGTCTGGAATTCGCCACCGGCATCAATCATGGCCGTGGGCCGCAGGTAAATTTTGCCGCTGGCGTAGTCAATCTCGCCAGCAGCATGGCCGGTAAACGCGCCACTGCCGTTGTCCGTGGCCGTTTTAAGCACCCCACCAGACATCCATGTCACCACCACCGATCCGGGTTTGATGCCTTGGTGGGGCATGGCCCATGCAAACTCTGGTGCGCGGTATCCCGCTTGGCCGCTGCGGTTTGTATAGGCGCTTTTTTCGCCGTGGCTGATGGTGATGGAGCTGCCAATATCGGGCACGCTTTTGAGCGTGATATTGAGCGCGCCCGTCAAGTAATTGACAGAGCCGCTACCTTGGCCGGTAATGCGCCCTTCGCCGTTGTCGGTCAGCGTGTAGCGGTTGCCCAGACTCCAAAAGTCCACAAACACCGTGCCGGGGGCTGGCAAGGGCTTGAGCAGGGCCACATGCACCATGCCAGAGTTTTCTTCCAAAATGCGGATACGCTGGGTGTGCGGCGTAATGCCCACTTTCACCTCGCGGGGCGTGCTGGCCAGCGTGAGTGTTTGCCGGGCGCTGGGGTACTGATCAACGCTGGCTACATCGGTGCGGCTGTTGGGCACAATTTGCGTATAGACGCTGGCCACCTCTAGCCAGACATCATTCATGGCTGTGGCGTGCGCGAGTCTGCTGGCACCGTAAAACATGCCGCTGTCTGAATAGACGGTTTCGCGGATCATGGTTTTGGTGCTGCTACGCGCAAAGGTGCGCGAGGGCGGCGAGCCGGGGTAGTCGTGCATCAGGCCGTCAAACAGCTCACAGGTAGTTACCTGCGCCAAATAATCGACCGGGCCGCTTCCGGTATTGTCCGTAAACATGCGCTGCTCAGTGGTGGTGGCTTTGATACGCACGCGCTGGCGGCGCTCGGTGCTTTTGCCTTCATCAAAAATCAGCAGGTAGGTGCGGCCAATGGTTGGCGGCACAGTGCCGGGGCGTTGCAGTACCGTGAGACTGCGCATGGTCTCGAAATGGTTTTCGAGCAGGTAGCCATTCCACTCGGTACCGGCAGACATGCCCGACTCAATCCGCTTGACAATATCGGCACGGGTAGCAAACGGGTTTTTAAGCGTCAACAGGGTGATGCTGATGTTGGGGTCGTCTGGGGGTTGGGCCAAAATCACATTGCCACCCAGCAACGGTGTGCTATCGCTGTTGCGCAGTATGCTGAAGATTTGGTAAATCTCCGTTCTGCCTACAGTTCGGGTCTCTTCGCTGAGGTCAGGGAAAATTTCGTTACTGCGGCCACTGGTCAGCAGTTGTGCAGACGGTGGCCCACCACCTTCGGGCACGTCAGCCATATTGGCAGAACGGGCAAAGCGAATATCGCCAGCAAGCAGGGGCATGGGTTAAATCTCCAGAAAATGGAACATGGGCAGGTACTTCAGCTCAGAAGTAATTGCGCCGTCCAGCAACCTCCAAGTGGGGCTGGCCGAAAAGCCGCCTTTGGCATGGTCAAAAATCACGGTGCGTGCAATGCCCCGTAGGGTTAGTACAAACTCAGCATCGGGCAGCGCTGCCCACGTTTGCAACGTGATGCAGTCATCGCGGCGCAGCCACACCTTGGTGACTGTCCCGTCAAGCGTGATGGGCCGTCCAGCCTGCTTGACAGCCACGTCAATCAGAAAAGCGCCATTCGTGCTGTAAGCGCTGGCCTGATCGACGGGCGTCCACTCAAACTCGTTCGTCCAATCCAGCCGGTCGCTGATGTCTAGGGTGGTAGTGCCATAGGCAAGGGTGATGCTCATTGGGCTACCCCGGCAGCGCTAGTGAGGGCACGCAGCATGGATTCCAGCTGCGCTTGGTCGCTGGGGTTGTCAAATTTGGCTGTGGCCCGGCCTATGCCGGGGATAGTGATGTGGCTGACGTGGGTAGGCGCAGGGGTAATACCCATGCTGCCGCCTTGGCCCCCGGTTTGCGGGGGCGTGGGGGCTGGGGTAGGTGCTGGCGTTGTAACTGGGGTGGAGGTAGGTACAGGGGCAGGCAGCGCTGGCGGGCGTTGTGTGGTGGACTGCTTTTCAAGACGCTCGACAGCGTCTCCAATCCGCTTTGTAGATTGACCAGACTCCTTTTGCTGGTTTGCGGCCTGCTCCGCATCCAGTTCGTTTTGCTGGCGAAGCTGGTTAAGCTCATTCCAGAAGGCGTTGTTGTCAAACATGGGGCCGCCTTGCCGGGGTGCGTATTGGTCGGCTAATCGCCTGGATTGTTCCGCTGTCAGGCCAGCGTCTTTGGCCTTGTTGTATAGCGAGGCTTGGGTTTCTGCGGTTACCACAATGCGGTTGCCGTTGGCGTCTACCGAGTAGCCTTCTTTGTCAACCTTCCAATACTTGCGCTTTGCCTCAGCTGCTGCCTCAATGGCTTCCGTTTCTTCTTTTAGTAGCTCAATTTGACGCTTGGTGTAATCAGCAGACAGCGTGTACTGCATCATGATTTTTTCCCAAGCGTCAGACCTGCGGTTTGTAGCAGCCGTGTTTGCGTTGGTTGCTGCGGTGTGCTGGCCGATAGCCCCGGTGCCGGTGCTTAGAGCGCGAATCTCGGCTTCTAGCGCCTTGGTGGATTGCCCTGTAGCGTTTGCCAGATTGACCTTGGCTTGCGCAGTCTTAATTGCCACTTCCAGCTCAGTCCGTTTGGCGTCGGTCAAGTCGCCTGACGCTTTTAGCTCAGCCATTTTGGCTTGGGCCACAGCTATTGCACCTTCGGCTTCAATCTTCTGAACAGCCACCGTGGCCTTGATAATTTCAATCTCTATCCGCTTGAGGTCGATTTTCAGGCGGGTAGCTGTAGCCTCATCACCCTGCGCTTCAGCCACTGCGATAGCGGCGCTAACGCTTGCCTTTTTTAGGGTTAGGGCCGACAGCGCGAGTTCGGCATCTGCTTTTTCCAGTTGTGCCTTGCGCTCAAGTGCAACAGACGTGCCCTCTACAGCCTTGGAAAGTTCCTTATTGGCGGCTGCGTTTTGCTGAGTTGCTACACTGGCCTGCTTGCTTATGGCCTCGCCTTCCTTGATCTTGGCATTGATTTCTTGATGTAGCCTGCTTACCGCCTCCCAATCCCCAGTCTTGATGGCTTGGGCGTATTCAGCCTTCAGTTCCTTGATGGCCTTGGAGTTTTCCGCCAAAGCCAAAGCATGCTTTTGAGCAGCAATGGCGGCAGCCGTATCCGCTTCCTCTTTTTTAGTGGCAGCCTCGATAGCAGCATAAGCCGCCTCTGATTCCTTGCGCAAGGCTTCGCGCAACACCTCCACTGCGTCCGCGCCTTGCGTTGTAGCTACCTTGGTTTCTTGCGCTGCATTTGCAAGCCCCTCAAAACCCGATACCGCTGTCTCTGCGCTATCGGCCATGTCGTTGAACGCTTCGACAGCCTTTACCCGCATGGCTACCGACGCCTCGCCAAAGCCTTGGGCCGTGCTGCGTGCATCTTCGGCTGCGAGCTTGAACGACTCGGACAATTCGCCAAAGGTGATTTTTGCCAGTCCATCGCGGATAGTGGCCACGCCCAGCATGACATCACGGGCCACACCAGCAAACGCCTCCCCGATGCTATAGATGCCGGTCAGCACGAAATTGGTGCCAGCAGACATCACGCCATAGGCTAGTTTGACGATGTTGCCCGCGTTGGTAGCGTACCCGCTGATCTTGTCAAAAACCTCATTGGCATGCGAGACGAATGTCTGCATATCCGCTGCGGTTTTGTTGAAGTCAAAGCTCGCAGAAAATTGGCGCACCCATTCAATGGCGCTTTGAAACGCCGTGGCTAGTGCCGTCCCGAACTTGGCAATGGTGCCGTTATCTACAGCCACACGCAGCGCGGCAGTTAGCTCCTCCACGCCAGCTTTGAGCACCGGCAATACGGGTGTGCCCAGCGTATTTTTTACGCCATCCCACGCACTGCTCAGCCCCTTGAGTGCCCCGTTAAGGTTGTCACCCATGATCTTGGCTGTAGCGGCAGCGCTGCCTTCTGCGCCTTTGAGCTTGGTGCGCAATTCCTCCAGCGCCGGTATGCCAAGGTTAAGCGCCGCCTGCAATGCAGGCCCAGCCTCTAAGCCTACCGCGCGGATTGCTTCTGCACCGTTGGGGCCAGCCGCTGCCAGTTGCTTTAATGCCTGGTCAAAGTCCCGCGTGTTAATCCCCAGCGCCGACAGCTCTTCACGGAACTTGCTGGCCGGGTCAGAGAACTGGGCCAAGATGCTATTGAGCGCCGTACCCGCCCGGCTGGCGTCAATGCCAGCGTTTGCGAACTGCGCCATGATGGCCACAGTGCTTTCCAGTGGCAGGTTGAGGCTTTTGGCGATGGGGGCTGCGTAGCTCAAAGCTTCGGCCAAGCCAGTGATGCTGGTGCGCGAGGCATTGGCTCCCATAGCCAGCACGTCGGCCACCCGGCCAGATTCCTCAAATTTCAGGCCCATGCCCATGACTACGCCAGTCAGGCGCTCGGAGGCGTCAGCAAGCGACACGCCCCCAGCTTGGGCCATGTTCATCACAGCAGGCAATGCTGCGATGGCCTGCTCACTGTTCAAGCCTGCCTTGGCTAGGTTTTCCAGTGCAGATGCTGCCTCAATGGCCGTAAATTTTGTGGTGGCCCCGGCTTGTTCCGCCGCCACTTTCAGCTTTTCGAGTTCAGCGCCGCTAGTGTTGGTAGCAGCCTGCACCCGGCTCATGGCCTCTTCAAAATTGCCCGCGCCTGTGATAACGTTGCTAAAAGCATTGACACCAAAATAGCCAGCAATAGCCGCAGCGATGGCCGTCATCTTGGCGTTCAATCCATCAAACACCTTGGATGCGTTGTCCTTGGCGTTGAGAACAATTTCAATGGGCTTGAGTGCCATAGCGTTTAGGTATCAGTTCTGAGGTGAAGGCAATGCAGCAGCCCGCACTGCCATGTTTTTGGCAGTGCTACGGCTATCGAACGTGGACTGGGTTAGACGAAGCTGGTGCGGTAGTAGCGGCTGATGCCCACACCCGTCTTGGTGTGATCGAGGAGCACCGAGCCCTCTACCTCAAGCTCGCCAAAATCCTTGTTAATCAGGGCCAAGGTTTTGGTCACAGACTGGCTGACACGGAAGATTTCCACGCGCTGGGGCTTGCCGTTGCCCACTGAGTTCAGGCCGCCAAACACCAGTTCGAGTTCCACAGCTTTGGTGGTCAGCGCTTCGATGTTGGCGTACTCACCGTGGCTGTATGAAATCCACAACTTGGCTGCTTCGTCAATGTCTTTCGCTGTGGGCAGTAGCAAGATGCCTTCGGGACGCACTTCAAAATTGTCGATAGCATCTACGGGGGTGGCAGTTGCTTTGTCTGCACCCATCTTCACAACCACATTAGTCGGCTGGATGTGGGCCAGTGGCAGTAGGCCACCCAGTGAGGCGGTAAATGGCTCATCCACTATGGCCCCAGCGGCTACCAGTGCGGCAGTGCCCAGCACGGCGCGGCACAGATTGATGGTGTTCAGATCAGCCATCTTCATTTTCATCGTCACCTCAGTGACGCGGCGGTCTTCGGCATGGGTGCCGCCGCCCAAGGCGGTCATGTCGTCCTGCTTTTGCACATCTTCTTTGTGCTCCAGCACAAGCTCCTTAACGTTGCCAACTGGCATGTGGGCTGTAGCAGAGCCGCGAACACGGGCATACAGTTGCCCCACCATCTTGGAGGGGCGATAAGTTTGGGTCAGAACATTGCTCATGGTGGTGTCTATTGGTCAGTGAAAGAGCAGCCGTGGAACGTGGTGCTGCTGGTAAACGAGGCGATGTAAGAGTCGTAGCCGCCTTCTTGGTACAGTTGGTTTCGCACACCGATAAGAGCGATGCGGCCATAGAACTTCTCGCCAATCTGGTTGGGGTGCCAGTTGTGCAGGCGTGCAATCACTGTTTCCAGTGCTGCATCGAGCAGCGCATCCGAATCGTCAGAATTGCGATGGATCAGCCGCAGGTCATACACCGGCACCAAGCCCACCGGGCGGTTTTCGCTGTCTTCGGCAGGCGCTTGTGAAAAGCTGATTTCCACAGCCGGGGTGCTTTGGCGCTCTTGGGTGTCGGTGTACTTACGCACGGCCCAGCCCGACAGTTGGGGTGCTGCTTTGAGGCGTTCCATCATGGGGGTAATCAGGGAACGCATGGCCTACTCCTTGGGGTAGAGCGGGACGCGCACCCAGCCGCTGGAGTCGGGTTGCACAGGGCCAGAGACGATATAGATGACGCCATCAATCACCAACTCATCAGCCTTGGCCAAGCCGGGGGCATGGCTCAGACTGAAAGAGCAGGAATAGCCGGTGGCATCGAGCGCACCATCAAACGGGTCGTCCCCAGCACGGGTAAAAAGTACCCCAAAGGGCGTGCCATCTTGGTACACCGCCACGGCGTTGGACAGGAGATGCTCCACCGACTGGTTGATAAGTGCATCGACGCCCGCAAAAGGAGCCAGCGTGCTGGTATCAGGCATGGCGATCTCCAGATCAGGCGCGCTTGCCGCGTAGCAACATGCCGGGGCGGGTACACATGAACAGTGGGTAGCTGTAGACCTCTGGGCGCACCCAAGCTTGGCGATCCTTGTCCTGCACCACCATCGCGTACACGTCTTGGCCCGGTGTATTCACAAAGGGCAAGAATTCTGCGGGCGAGAAACCAGCAATGAACGCATCGGGCGCGTTGACTGGGAAGAACTTGCACTTGTCCGATGCCACGGCCACCGTGCTGCCGTCATCCGTGCCCCGGTAGTTCACAAAGACGATGTTGCCGTAGGTAAAGGTGCCAAAGGCTTGCCCAACGTTGTTGCGCAAGTCGCTGGCTTCTTGCTGGTTGAGGTAGGTGCTGCGGGTTTCTTTGTTCTGGGTGAGGTCGTCAAAGAAGTTGTCACCGCACAGGGCCATTGGATAGGTTTGGCCGTTGATCCATGCCCCGGCGCTGGCCTTGACCATTGCCCGGATGACCTGATTGCACTTCTTGCGAATAGCGCCATCATCAGCATTGGCATTGCCCAGATCAAAATTGATCTCAGCAGGTTGGCTGATATCGAACTGGTCGAACCAGTTGAACAGCACCTTGCCATCCACATCAGTGACGACGCCCTGCACGGCCCCCAGACGCATGTTTTCGTGGGTCAGCTCTACCGCAGCACGCAGGCCCGTTTTGCCATCCATGATGTTGGCCACCTCTTGCTGCACAGCCACCAGTTCCGAGGTAGTGCCAAAGGCCCGGATGCCGTCGATCTCAGAGGCTTGAAGGGTTTTGCCACGGGCAATACGCACGGTGCGAAATTCCCGTGCGGTCGTGTTTTCGCCTCGGCCTTCTTCGATGGGGCTGCCTCGTTCGCTGGTCTGGATGAGCGACAGTACGCCACCTTTGCTTTCCACCGAAATGGACTTGGTACGCACCCGTTTAGGCGTGAACACGGCCAGCGAACCCAAAAAGCGCGGAACGTAAGGTGCTTCCTGAATCGCCGCAGACAGCGATGTCATGTGAAAGCGCGAGTGGTTAAAAACTGCAATATCTGCCATGTGGTGGCCTCGTCCTTTCCGCGCGGTTAGCGCGCAACAATGCCCAGTGGCTCAAGTTCAGCCAAGGCGGTAGATTTCTGTTCAGGGGTGATGCCGGTGGGCCAGATCAGGGCGTGACCGACCACTTCGGTGTCGCGGGCGGTAATGACGGCAGGCTGTGCGGCGGTGATGGCATCGACTGCGGCAAACAGTACGGCCACCGCCTTTTCGCTGCCGTCAGCAGGAGCTGCTGCCGGGTCAAGTTGCACCAGTTCGCCAGAGGCGGTCAGGCGGCCCAGCACGGTGCCCGGTTGCAGGTTCTGACCCATCGCCAGCGTCTCGACTTCGCGTGAGCGGGTGCCATTGGCCTCGCTGGCGATATAGCCGCCGTTGCGGGGGCCATCGGTGTAGGTAGTCATCGGTGGTGTTCCTTATCAATCAATGCTTTTTCTGGGTCGTGCCAAAGGCGCTGGCCCAAGAGTTCTGGATCAGGGTGGGATCGTTTTCATCGGGGGCTGCGCCAGACGCCTCGACGCCAGAAACCTTGGGATTGCCCAGTGCCTGCATGGCTTGGGCAAACTGGCTATCAGCCGCCTTGGGGGGCACTGGCGCTGCGGCTTGAGGCAAAGCACCCAAAATGCCACTGGCTTGTTCGGCGCTCAGGCCGGTGGCAATGCACTGCTGCGCCAGAGCGGGATGCGTGGCAGCGGCAGGGTGGCCCAAAATGGCACTAACGCGGGTGCGTTCTGCCGTAGCGGCTTCGGCACGGGCCTTGTCCAGATCGACTTGGGTAAAACCGGCAGCCGGTGCTGCTGGGGTGGTGGATGCGGCAGGTGCAACCGGCTGCACTGCTTGGGGAGTTCCAGGAGTACTCATGGCATTGGTCTTGGATGGAGAGTGGTTGGTGGTGGGATAGATACGGGTGCGCTGCGCTGCCAGTTCGGCAATCAAGGCGTCTGTGGTGCTGATGCGACGGGCCAGTCCGGCAGCAATGGCGGCTTCGCCCATGTAGGTCTGCGCTTGGGTGGCGCGTACAGCGGCTTCGGCCATGCCCAGATGGCGGGAGACGGCCTGTACAAACATCGTGTACAGGCCATTGATGTCGGCCTGAAACGCTGCCCGAACCGATGCAGGCAGCGGCTCGTAGGGGTTGCCGTCTACCTTGTGGGCACCGGCAAAGATGCTGGTAACGTGGATGCCGTCATTGGCCAGAGCGCGTGAGAAATCGACATGGCGCATCACGACGCCAATGGAGCCGACATAGGCCGTGCCGGTCAGCACTACCTCGTCTGCTGCACTGGCGGCGAGGTAAGCGGCGCTGGCGGCCATGCCATCAGCGATGGCGATCATGGGTTTGCGCCCGCGCATCTCAAACACCCGCTGTGCGTGCTCAAACGCACCAGCTACCTCACCACCGGGGGAGTCGTATACCTGAAGCACGGCATGAACATCTGTGTTGTCCATGGCGTTTTCGACATCAGCGGCCAAATCGTTGTAGCCAATCAGCATGGTGCTGTCGGCATCCATGCGGGTGCGATGCACCAGTGCGCCCATTGCAGAGACCACGGCCACACCATCGACCACGCGATAGCCACGGTCACTGCGCACGCCACGCTGGGTGCTAAACAGTTCGGGCGCTAGGGCCTGAATGCCCTCTTGCACCACGGCCTCTGGCAGCACAATCTGCTGGTTGCCGCCCAGCAACCGGGGGCCAATGCCAGCGATAATGGCGTCGAGCTTTTGCGGGTGCAGCAGTAGCGGGGTGTTAAACAGGCGCGCTGCCACATGGGGGTAGGACATGCTCATGGGATGGCCTCCTCCTCTGGCGGGTCGTTTTTCTTATCGTTCTTGTCGTTTTCGTTGTCGTTCTGCTGTGGTGCAGAGGCCGCCGCCCGCGTCACCGGGGTATCCCCGTTCGGGTCTAAGCCACGGTCGAGCATCATTTGCTTTTCAATGGCTAACTGGTCGAGCACCTCTTCGACATCAAAGCCCTGTTCGGCGCATTCATGCTCCAGCGTGCTGACCATTGATTCCCGTCGAATCTTGGAAGCCGTGGCTTCCTTGACCGGATCGACCCAGCCCCGGCCACCAAAGATGAAGCGGCAGCGGGTGTAGGCGTAGCGGTTTTCGTAGAAGCCGGGAGCATCGACCAAACCGGAATTGATGGCTTCTTCCAGCCACAGCTCATAGATGGGCCGCAGCCAGTAGTCGGTCAACCAGCGACGGCGGCCATGAAAGTAGCGCCACGCCTCCAGCAAGGCGGCACGGGCGCTGGAGTAGTTGCTTTGGCTGAAGTCCTTGAGCAGCAGCTCATACGGCAGGTTCATGCCTGCGGCAATGTGGCGCAGCGTAGCCATCATGAATGCCTCAAAGGCATCATTGGGGCGACCCGGTGTGAAGCTGTTGAGGCGCGCACCAACAGGCAGCGGAATGATGGCAGCGCCCTTCAGCTTGCGAATTTGCTGCGCTTGCCTCATCGACTCATTCCACGCTTCACGCGGCTTGTCACCAAACAGAGTGCCCGCAGATTCGGGGTCTAGGTTCGATTCCAAGAACGCCGCCACCAGTGAGTTGGCCAAGCTCGCTTCCAGCTCGTTTTGCGAGTATTTGCCCGCCATGTGGAACTCGCGCATCACCGCTGTCACAATGGGTTTTCCCCGGCTTTGACCTGTGCGTTCTTTGTCGTGCAGATGCAGCACCCGACGACGCCCCCACGGGGTAAACGCTGGCACGCGCTCCCAGCGCATTAGGTTCATCGCTTCGCTGCCCGTCAGGTGAAAGGCATCACCGGGGTGGGCGGCTTGGATGTGGTAGGCCAGTGGAGCACCGTAAAACTCCTCCTCGATGCCGCCCCGCATCCCGGCCATGCCCATCAGGCCCGGTGGGGTGCTCAAGCGGTCAGATTCGATCAGGCTCAGGCGTGTGTTCCAGCGCAGGCCCGGCCTAGGCAGCCACAGCGGCAGCGCCAAGGCGTCACCATTGACCATTGATCCACTCAAGGCCAACAAGGTCAGGCCCAGCAGGTTCAGGGTGCGGGCAGCATCACACTCGGTGGTTTCGGCCCAACTGCGGAAATGGGCCTCAGTGTTGTTGCTCCATTCGCGGGCCTGCTCTAGGCTCCAACCGAGCAGCCGGTAATCGGGCTTGGCCGATAGGCGAAGCACGGCACCGACGATGTTGTCACGCAGGGTTTGGATGCCACCGGCCACCAAGCCGTTGTTGCGGGTCAGGTCACGCGAACGGCTGGCCAAGGTGCCAAGTTCGGGCAGCAGGTCGGCATCAGCACTACCGGCAAATGGGTTCCATTCGGACAGGGCCAGATCGGTGTGTGATGCCGCTTGGTAAGCGGTCATAGCCGGGCCAGAGCGCACGGATGCAGCGGCACGCTGACTGCGGGAGAGGTGGTTCTTGCGTCCCATCGTTACCCCAGCAGATAGATGGGGCCGTGGGCGAACCGACCATTGCGGCGATCCAACTCGGTGTTGATGGCGGCAATCTGGCGTTCCAGATCAGCGGTGCCTTGCTGAAACTGCACAGAGCGGCCATTGCCAGAGGCTGCGGTGGGGCCAGTGAGACGGGCCTCTAGCGCGGCAGAGAGGCGGTCTCTTAGGCTGGTTAGCTTTTCAGTGCTGTAGTGGCTGTAGATACCCATGCACCGATAGTCAGTGCATTTTTGTGACAATCTCTAAGGATTTGTCAAAATTTTTTGCTTCCGAAGTCGGCTTTTTAGGCAGCGGTTGGCACTTTGGCGCACTCGGCGCGCAAGGCTTTGAGGTTGATTTTCAGCACGCTGCACGCCCTCTCAATGGCATACAGGCCAACGTGTTCGCCAGCACGGTAGCGACCCCCACAGCATCTACTGCCCACGCCGGGCCGCTAAGGTGTCGGGGCACAGTAGCCGCCGCGTCTTCTTTGGGTTTATTGGTACCGTTCCAGCTTGCCGCTAGGGCCATCGCCTTGGCTTTGGCTGCTGCGGCTTGCGCTTCCAGTTTGGCCTGTTCTTCAGGGCTTAACACCGCTGGTAAGTTGTCTACTGTAAGTTTTTTCCACATCAAGCAGCTTGTCGTCTCTATGAGGAGGCATCAGGTCGAGTTCGCACAGTGAAAAAACTTTTTATAGCTAACTTACCGGGGCAGGTGTCTGATAGAAATAATGGCCTTGCAATCTTCTTTAATGGTTGTAAGGCCATTGGCACATCACATCACCTGATACTGAAACGAACCTGCACCATCAAGATATGCCGGTCTGCTCATTCAGAAGATAACTTTCTTCTGCCTGGTACTTGTCTGCGATATCTAGGTCAAATCCATCGCCTACAAAGCCAGTCTGTATATGATCCATCGGTTGATTTATCAAAGTAGCCGCCTTGTAGGCACGGTTCATTAACTTTGGAGCTTCATGGTGATCGGTCGCGTGGATCATGAAGTACATGATCTTCCCCGGGGCAGAAGAGTCTGAGCGTTCATAGATAGGCCAGGCGGCAGCTGTGGCATACCCCAATTCACGCACGAAGCGATGACTGAACAGCTTTGCCAATTCGACAGAATTAGTGGTGTTGCGAGGCAAATCAATGTCATCACGCCCCCACCAGTCACGCAACTTTTGATCATCCTTAAGTGCAGAGATTGATCGGGCGAGCCATCCGACTGCCAGAAAGTAGAAGATCTCGATCTTGGTGCCAGACTGCTTATAAGCAGCGATCTTACGAACTGAATCCCATTTACACTCAAAAGTGCGCTGATCAAGAAGACAGAAGGTAGCTTCCTTCTCCCTGATGGCCCCTGGAATCAGGATTTCACCGATGGATGCGTTGAAGTCACCCTGGTGTATCTCGATTTTTCGCCCGTCACCTTGATCACGCCTGCTTTCCACCAATCGCTGTAGGTGTTTGATCTGCCGGGGTTTCATCTCGCACAAGATGAAACGACGCATCCAAGCCGGTTGAATCTCCAGCACACGCTTAGCCGACCAAGAATCGTCGTTGTACTCCTCGACCTGCGGGCCAGAGAACCCATCGATGTAGGTTCCGTGCTTGGTTACCATGAGGAAATACTTGACGTAATTCTGGATAAGTTTAGATTTATTCTCGCTCCAGACAGCATAGCCATCTTGCTTGCTGGATTTGAAGGTTAGATTAACAATGCCATCTTTTATGGATGGAGAAGGCAAGTCGTCGCCGAACAAACCTAAGGTGCGGGTGTCCGCATCCCCGGAAACTGATCCCATGTTCTCCCTCTCAGAATGCGCCCGGCGACCGTTTTGCCGACATTGATGACCTGAATTTTTTTATTGCCCTGATAGAAATCGACTACTTTGTGGGCCGGGTAACCATGTGGCACTTCCAAAGTGTTCGCTGGTGCCCAGTGCCCCCACTGCTTGAAATGAAAGGGTACTTTGGCTTCAGCACATTGCTTTTGGAGGCTTTCCGGCCAAGCCGGATCCATCGGGCGAGAGCCGTGACCACTTTCACCGCCAGCAATGACCCAATCAACACGAATGCCCCGCTCGTTAGGTTTCAGGTAGGACGTCAAATCGATTGCGCTCAACAATGGTTCACATGAAACGAACCGTACCGATGGCGATTCGATCTCCAGCAAATACTTCAGACGCTTGCGCGCATATTCATCATTTTCGATGGTAGTACCGATCCAGACGTGCGATGGCAGCTGGTACCCTTTGGGTAGCAATTTTTTAACTAAGTGAATGCGCTTAGTCAAAAGAAGCCAATCGAGCATCGGCGTTGCATCGATCAGATCTAAGAGTCTGCGGCGTGGCTCCATGAGATCTGGACGGTTTTCAAACACATCAGCCATAGATGCACAGAACACTCGACGGCGAACGCCTTCTGCTTGAGCATCACGATTCCACTTGAGTGGTTCTTTCCAGTGATTGTCACTGAAGAAACGTCGGGAGGCATCAGCCCCCCAAACATCTGATCCTACTCGCTTGGCCCACGACTCAGCATAGCAGTGATCACAGGCAGGCGAAACCTTCACACATCCCCACCAGGGGTTGAAGGTATGATGAGTCCATTCGATGCGAGAGTCTTTTCCCATGAGGCTAATGAGTATAAGGGGGAACGGTAATCTCCCCAAAAGTTGGATTTGGGTCAGCAGTATGACCGGCAGCTTGACGCCCCTCCGAGATGATCCGGTACGCTGTTCGAGTAGAAACCCCATGCTTTCGTGCTACCTCAAGCAAGTTGACCCCATTGAAATCGCGCTTGACCGCCTGCTCCACCTCTACCCGGTTGCGCACGGTAGTGCGAACATAAACACTTTGCCCACCTAGGCGCTTAACCACCCGGCGCAGCACACTATCGGCCATGTCATTGGCCCGATCCACGCCAAAGCACAGCCCAGCGGCGCGCAATTCGGCACCCAAGACATCGATCAGTTCTTCTGTGTTTTTGCTCATATTTTCAGAATTAATACAGGCTGATAGGTGAAAAAATATCCTCTGGGCTTTTGCCCTCTTCGGGGCCTTGAAACCCTGTGGCCTGTAGCGCCACAGGCGGGACTGGTGCCACCACCGGGGTGCTGAACAGGTCTTGAGAAGGCTGCACCACTCGCTCCAACTCCTGCCACCGGGCATCTGTCCAGCGGTGCAGTCCCAGCAGCAGTGCTGCGTGCAAGGCGTAGTTGCGGCAGTCCAGCACTTCATTGCGAGGCCGCCGCTTGACCCACTTGTAAGCTTCTTTGCCATTCACCTTGGTCAGAATGCGCTGCTCCGCCGTGAGCTGTTCGTACCACTCACGCGGTAATTCATGGCTGGTGTGTACGTAACCGGGGCCGGGAGCCTCAATTGCCAATTGGCCCAACAGCAAATCCTTGGCCGCATCAACCCCCACCAGCCACAGCTTGATGCCTCGGGCAATCTTGCGCCCCCGGTGGTTGAGCTCTTGCAAACTGCTGGGGCCAACTACAGGCCGGTTGTCGTTGTTATCACCCCGAATAGCACGCAAGCCGGGTATCCGGTGCTGGTTCTCACGCACCCAGTGGTACACCGATTGGGTTTGGTCAGCACTGTCGATAGCGATGCCCGACAGGCCCAGACTGCCGCCATGCCATGCTTGGGGGTAGCGGCGTTGCAGGTATTCGGTCACAGGCTCCCAATCGGCTTCGTTGGCCGGGTTGCCATAAATGATGTGGTGATCCACGATCCAGCTTTCTAGCCCCCGTGCCCATGCCCAAACAGCAATCTCCCACCGGTCACGCTGCACATCCACGCTGGCCGTCAAAATCAAGCCCCCCACTGGCACGATGCGCAGGGGGTACGGCTCCGCACGAGCTTGCAACGCATGTTCATCGCTGCGCTCACCGGCCAACTCCCACGTTTCACCCAAGGTTTCATTGGTGAAGCTGGTCATCGGCCCCGCATCACCAGCTTGAAGCGCGCGATAGGCTTTCTCGAACTCATCTACGATGCTGGCCCAAGTGCGCTGCGGGCTGTACGCTGCCCACACATGCACACCCAGCGTCCGAGGCGGGCGGCACGGCTTGCCCTGTGCATCACACCAGATACGATCTGACCCATAGCGCATCCCCGTTTTACGGCACACCCATGCACCCGTCAGCGGCCAACCGCCCGGCAGGTAGTCTGCTTGGGTGATGGACTCATGGCAGTGAGGGCAAACATGGCGCACAGTTTCCGGCTTGCCCCGCTCCCATTTGAACCCGTGCAGCACATCCTTGCTGCCCCACTTCAAGGGATGCTCTAGCCCGCAGCGAGGGCAATCAATGTGGTAATCGAGTTGGGCGTCAGCCTCTTCTCCTGCCCGCTCAACGTGGCACAACCCCTTGATGCGTGGCGTGCTACCGCCGACAAACTTCGGGAACGGTGCTCCTTCCAATCGCCCCTTGGCCAAGCTGCCGGGGTCGCCACTTTTCTCAATAGTCTGATCGAACGCTGACCACTCATCCAGAATCGACACCGCTACTGTGATCCGACGATAGGCCCGTGCTGCCTTTCCGCCCAATAGGTGCAACACACTATCGCGGAAAGGTTTGTACTTGATCGTCTCTTCCGTTCGCCCACCGAGCTTGCGGGATTTTTGAAGGGCCGGCACGCCACTTTCTGGGTCAAGCAGTGGGTCAATTTCGCTCTTAACGTAGCTGTCCCGGTCGTCATCGGTGGGCTGCCACAGGGCCTGTTTGCGCCTCCGGTGGGCAATGTTGTAGCAGACGAAGGCCGTCACCATCTTCGTGTACCCCACCCTTTTAGATTTTCTGACCGCCAGCTCCTCGATGCGATCATCCGACATGAAATCCATGATGCCGATCTGAAACGGCCAAGCCACCCATCCGCCCTTCTGGTGACTGGACTCCCCAGCCAACAAAAAGTGATCTGCCGCCCAGTCACTCAGGGTTTGGGGCTTTTCGGCGCGCAGGCTGTCGAGTCCAAGGGTCACGGCGCGCTTGATTGCAACTAAGGCTTCCTTCGCCAGAGGTGCATTCATGCGCTGCCCTCATCGTCCTCGTCATCAGCAGCTTGGAGCATGGCGTCGATGTCCTCGGCCACCAGCTTGGCCGTGGCCCGAATCCACTCGTTACGGGCATTGGCCATCACGGCCAGCACCGTGGTGCGGGCGTCCTCCGGCATGTCTGGACAGGCTTTGCGCAACTGGCCATCTACCTGATCCATGCGATCCACCACCGCACTGGCGGCCCGGCCCAGTACGTCAGCCAGCAGACCAATGGGCGCGTACTCCCCTTTGGACACCGCATTTTTAAGGGCTTGGGCAATGCGCTGCTCACGCGCCAGCGCTGCACGCTCCTGCACCAAATCTAGGCCGCCGAATTCGCCCGATGAACGCCCAGCGGCTTGTTCGCGCAGCCGTTGGCAATAAGCCAATATCAGCTCCCCAAGCGCACCAGATGACGGTAATTTCCCTTCCTTCATCATGGCGCTAATGGCCTGTTGCGTTACTCCTACAACTGTAGCAATACCTTCTTGCGTGGCCTTGCTTTCAAGGTCAATCATCACAATACAACCCCCTTAGGAGACTTGCGCAACAGTCCGATATTGCCGCTCGAATATCCCGCACCGCCCCCGGCTGGTAAGGACCCAAGCATCACAAAGCTACTCATAGCCCCAACTGCTCCACAGCCTGCCGAACCCGATAGCGCACCCGCTTGTCGTAGTAGTCCTGCAAGTTGGCTTCGCGCACGATGCCGTCCATGCTGATGCGCGGCGTGTAATTGCCAGCTTTGACGAACATTAGGACAGGACTAACCTGAACGTCATGCAATCCCTTTGCTGCCCATATACCTGGTGCTAAATGTCGTGCCCTGCCATCGCGCAAGCCACCGTAGGCTACGAAGTAGCGCACGCCTAGCGTCGTTTTGTAGACCTTGCGTGGCCCGATATATCCAATACCCTGCTGGTTACGCAAATTGCTCTTCCGCTTCTCAGTCATGTTGGACTTGAAGCCTTGATCGCTAAAGGTTTTAAAGTAGGACAGCAATTGAGCAATAAATGCCCCACGCAGGTTGCCCCGTCCATCGTCGCTACCGGGGTAAGGACGCTCTGGGATAGCTGTCTGGTAGCCTGGAGGGAGGATGTCAGCACGGCGCAGCAACACTTCGCTCTTCTTGTCATCACGGCGGCCACCGAACTCTTGGGCTTGCAGTACGTGCTGTGGGTCAACACCTACCTTGCCACCCTTGCTGGGCCGGTTGTCATGACTCAGGGTAGGCGCAATGCTGGCCGTGAGGCGGTCAGGGGTAGCAGGAAACACCTTGGGCGCACGCTGGATGAATGGTGTGACACGATCAAAGGCGCTGGCAAACTTGGACTGCATGGCGCGCCGCGCCTGAAATCCCGTGTCGTTAGTGGCCTTGGCCAGTGCGTCATTAAGCTGGCCTTTACTCAGTTTGCTCACAGCATCGCGCACGCTATCGAGGTTTTCCATGCGCAGCTCTAGGCCCAGTCCGGTACTCATGCTGCTACCTCCCATGCGCGCGCCGTAGCGTTGATGATGCAAATAGCTACTGTTCGTGCCATGTCAAAGCCCCTCCTGCTCAATGAAGCGCACCGTCATCTTGGCCACAGCCAATTGTTCTGGGTTGATGCGCTGGCCACCCTTTGCGGATGCAACGATGCGATAAGCCCAGCCCTTGAGGTAGCGCGCCGACCCCTCAAATTCAGCCAGCAATAAGTCGTACTGTTGCCAAGTCATGTTTGCCCCCATTCCACGAGCGTGCTGTGCTCTACAGAAAACACCTTGCCATCCCGGATGGCTTGGGCCACCCCACCCAACTCAGCCATGCGCAGCCACGGCACATTGCCACCGGCCAGCACGGCATCCATCTCTGCACGCTTGAGCCAGCCGTCGATCCAAGCCCATGCACAGGTGCGTTTGGCACTGGTCAACAACCCGGTTTTGCTGGCTTCTTGCTCGACTAGCTCCATGTCTGCCTGTCGCTGTTCAGCTTCAGCGTCTTCTTGTGCCCGTGCCATATCCTCTTTTTGCACCGCTTGGGCCTGTGCTTCCCAGTCCTTGCCAGACAGAATTAGCTTGCGTACATAGCAAAACGGCTTTGTGGCGTTCAGGATGCGTTTTCCTGTCGCTTGCACGATGGTGCCCAGCAAGTGGCCTGCTTTGGTAGCCATGCCCATGAGTTTGCGGATAGCTGGTACGGTAAGGCCGCAGTCTTGTAGCAGGTGCAAATCCTCTGGCACGGACTGGCTGTTTGGCTGTTCTGGCTGTTTTTCTTGAAAAACCCCTTTGGGCTGTCTCTCTGAAAGAGATTGCGATAAACAGTAGGCGTGCGCCAAGTTGGCACGCGCTGTATCTTTAGGTGTCGATGTATCTAGGCCCAGTACGTTCTGCGCCATTTCAGTAAGCCAGATATCCGCCACTTGCATACCGTGGCGACGCGATTGCTCTTGGCTGCGCTTGATCCAGCCCCCATCTTCGAGTAGGCGCTTGACTCTGGCAACGGTGCGCTTACTTGCCCCGATGACGGTGGCCAATGTGCAATTGCTGATCCGCACCGAAGCGCGTGGATTGTCTTTAGGCAAACTACGCACGATTTTTTGCAGCAGCACACGCGCCCGCACATCGAGGGCTTGGATATCCGGGATTCGGTCATCGGTGGCTCTATCAGCGGCCAGAGTGATGACTTGGGGATAGCGGTTCATTGCGCCCCCCCTGCCTGCAATCTGGATATCCGTAATGCTTTGCACTTGCATGTGTTTACCAACTGCTCCATAATTGACCCGTTATGTGTTTTGCAATAAGGCCGGTCGGGTTGCACCCCGCACCGGCTTTTCCTTTGGTGCTTGCTGTTTGAATAGGCCGCAGACATCGCCAAAATCATAGAAAGCTGGCCTGTTTTGCAGGCACATAGACCACGGTCTTGGTCTTGCCTGTTACGCGGCACTGGCGGGGCTGCTCGCGCTGGAGCAAGCGGCCAGCAGCTTTAAGGCCAGCCACCCGCGCACTCACGGTGCCCGACTCAATCACTTTGCCGTAAACGCGCTGGTACGACTCTTTGATCTCAGCGCGTGTCATGTCGTCAGCGCCATTGCGCATGGCACCTACCACCAGATCAAGAATTTCTTGCTGCTGACGGCCTAGGTTGCGCAGGCCCACGGCGGCTAGGCTGTCGCTGCTGATGTCCATTGAGGTGATGACGGCGCTTTGATCGGCCACTGATACAGCCGCCCCGGCAGTGGGGATATCCGTGGTGGTAATCATTGGTGTGGCCTGATTTGTCATGCCAATCTCCCAAGGGGGGTGGGCTGCTCTAACCCCATAGAATGAAAGTCCCTCAACTTCATCCATGTTTTCGGAAAGAGCAACCCATGAAATCGAAAGAATACGAACAAAAGTACAGAACACACCAAACGGCAAGCAACACCAACTACATATTGGATGTATTTGGCGACACCTTGGCTGCACAGCAGGGCTACACAAATATTGACGGCATAGATGCCATCCACCTTTACTTGATTAACAAGCATGGCTGGCTCCCGCGCGACGTTCGATCAATGACTTGTGATGATTTGCGGCTTGCTCTGCACGTAGAGATGCAAGGGTATGTCGTGCCAAAAGAAGCTCAGTGACCACTTGGCCGTTGGTTCTGGCTTGTTCAATCCACTTAAGTAGTTGTTTTGCTTCCATAGCTAGTTGACCTGCTTTTGCATCAGCACGCTCAATTTGCATCAATAGCATCCAGTCTTCTTCTGGGGGAGTGGCCTGCACTGCCACAGAAAGGCCATGCCACTCTGCCAGCAACTCGGCAGCCAGTTTTTGCACTTCGGCAGGCAGTTTTTCAGCGGTCATTGCACGGTACCGGATGCCCAAACGGGTATTGGCATGGGTGATGACAGAGCCATTGAGCAACCAACCAAAAGGGCTAGGCTCGACAGTAATGGAGATGCCCGGCTTAATGCTTGAGCCAGCAGCAACCCCGGCCTTGGGGATATCCGTGGCAGTGGCTATAGGAGTAGTTTGGTTTGGCATGGTTATTGGCTCAAAAGGGTGGGCATCCGCAGACGATGGACAATGTGCTTCTCACTTCAAACCACCCAACGAAAGGGATGCCCGTGAAAACAGCAGACGGAAAAACCATCCGCTTGGACATCAACGCCGACTACGACACAGTCGCTTTGGATGAATTGATCCACCAGTTGGCCATGGCGCGTGCATCCATGACACCAGCAATCCCTCTCAGCAGAGGCCGCGCTATTGAGGACGGCAGTCTTGCTACCATCGAGGATGGTGGCAGTGCCGTCATTGCCCGGCGGCAGAGCGGCGGCTTTAGACTCTGGCTCAGGCATAGCGGCCTTGGCTGGATGGCTTGGGAGATCGACAACCGATTTGCTAGGGGCATGGCCGACTACATCGTCACCAATACAACCCCGATAGAAGGTGCCAACCTCGTCAGTGACAAGGACACGAACTGGCACTAAGCGCAACGTGGCCATCAACTCTTGCCCACCAGCCTTTGGTGTTTCGTGGTCATCCGCTTGGATATCCGTGGCAGTGGTTGTAGGAGTAGTTTGGTTTGACATGGTTATTGGCTCAAAAGGGCGGGCATCCGCAGACGATGGACAATGTGCTTCTCACTTCAAACCGCCCAACGAAAGGGATGCCCATGCACGATCCAGAGAAGTTCCAGGCAGAAACGATCAAGGCCATCACTGATCTTCAAAACACGTTTTCGCAAACCCTGAGTCGCCAGTTGGCCTTGGGCGCGATGGTGAAAGCGATACTGGGTCGGGTTCCGCTGGAGGCTCTGCCCTCGGTGCTGGAGGAATACGAGGATGAGGTTGACCACCAAGTGGCACTGCTGCACCCAAAGTGGCAACAACCAAAGTTTTGGCAGGAGTGGACAGACGTGATAGAAGCGCGGCAAAAGCAGCTTGCGCAACTGTCTGATCCAAAAAAGCAGGATTCAGCCTGACGACATCAAAAGCGCGATTCATCGCAATTGACTTTCAGGGCTAAGTGCTGCCACCAGCATTGAGGCTATTTGTGGGGTAAGCGCACGGGTAAGGGCGCGGCGACCAGAAAAAACGGTCAGGGCCTCTGGCTCACCGCTGGCGTTACGGGTGACAGCAAACGCCGTAAGGGACTGAAATTTGATTTTTCTACGGCGCTTGGACATGGCCTTGTCATGCTTAGGTGGAATGGCCATCAGCGCTTCCCCCCAGCCTTTGGTGTTTCGCGGCGCAGGGCACGAAACGCGGCTTGTGCATCGCCAGTGGCTTCGATCAGCCCGGCGGCCATGAAATTCACCCGGTTTTCTTCGCTGATGCTCACCGATTCCAATGGGCCAGCACCGTCAGCCGTAGCCCGGTGAATGGGGTCGGCCAGTGCCTTCATCACGTTGGCAAACTCAGCGGAAAGGTTGGTCAGGGCTTCGTAGGGCGTCAGCACATCCGGGCGGCGTGCGCATGGGATAGCGACATAGCCAAGTTCGGCGGCAATGGCTTGCAGCAAGGACACATCGCGGGTGATTTTTTGCAGCTTGATGCACTCCCACATCGTGAGGTGGTACTGGCTGTTGTTCGGGTTGACTTTGTGGGCCAGCACCCCTTTGGATATCCCCATTGCCTCAGCAATGGCATTTAGCCCGCCAGGGAACTCATGCACCATACGGTGTACTGTGGCATCTACGCTGGGCCAGCCGCCATCACCATCTGTTTGATCCACACCGGCTATATAGCTCTCAGGGGTGGTGATCGAGATACTTGGTCGCATGAAAACACCTCGCATTAATTCAAATTTAACAATTGGTAACAGGGCTAGTCTGGCTCCATACAACACTCAAGCCGCCAGCCCTGTTCGGATATCCGCGTGCAGGAGCAAGTTCGGGCCAGATGACCCCCCAGTCATCAGGACGCATATCGCGACGAGCCACAAGCCGATCAGTGAATGCTTCGATAGACGCCATGTGAACAACAGGAATTGGTCTAGCTCCCCTAGACCACTCCCCCACTGTGACAGGCGATATGGACAGATGGCGTGCGAGTGCCGCCTGTCTTCCTCGCTCTTTCGAGAGCCACTCCTTTAATTCCATCCATCAATGATAAGGCATTACCTAAGTTTAAAGCAAGGCATTGCCTTATAAAGATCATCTGTAGATATTCAGCTTATGGCCAAACCAATCAAAGAGAGAGATACACAGCACCCTTTTGGCCGCAAACTTAACGAGGTTATGCGTGAAAAGGGCATTGCTGGCGACTACAGTACGGCAGCTACTGTCTTCGGCGTCAAGACACCATCAGTCTATGACTGGGTAGATCACGGGCGCATTGCAAAACGACACTACAAAACCCTTGCCGAATGGTCAGGCCGCCCTCTGGAGTGGTGGTTTGAAGAGTTGAGGTCAGAGCAACAGGCAACAGAGGATTCTCCAGTGAAGCTTCATTCATCCGAAGAAGCGCCCGTCTGCCTGCGGGCCAAGCAGGAGGATCGGTCGGATTCGCTGTGGCCATTTCGGCATCTACCAGTGACGGCGCTACGCGATCTAGATCCCGACGATCTAAGGCGAGTGGAGGACTTTGCTATGGCCTTGCTCGCCACAAAAAAAACCCCGAAAGTTCAAAACGGGTGGTGAAAGCAGGGATGGGGTGAGGACAGCCAAAATTTACCAATTTCGACAACGGCCAGCCGACAGTCAGCTCGTCATGAATGCCATGCTGTAACTAACAACTAAGGCACTTCATCACACGCTAATAAATTAGGCTTTGCCTTGCTTTTTATTAGGCAATACCTAATAATTGACCACCGGCCAGATGGTCAACCGGCAGCGCGTGAGCGCTGGGAACGGCGTTGCACGCCCACAGCTCCATGCTGCTCGTTAAAAATTAACCTCTCTGCTGCACCGGGCTGGTAGCAGCAGACCACGCCCTAGGAATAGGGTGTTTTGGTGGTGGTCTTGTACTAAAAATCTGCGCAGTTTTCTCCAGTCGCCTGCGCAGGGCAGATGCTAGGTGCGCAGGGCCACCACCAAAATCAGTTACATATGGTTGCACATGTAACCGCCACCGACTATTACCATTTGTTCCTTTTAAGTTGGGAACCGAATGGGCTGCGTACAAACACAACAAAAATCGTACTTAATCCAAGCAACCATTGCAGCCCTGTGCGCAGTATGACTGGCTGGGCCGTCGTGGGCAGTAAACAAATGCACTGGTGCTGATGGCAGGGTTGTATACCAAGAGGCATCTTGCAGCACCGACAGTTCAAGTGCAGAGAAGGTAAAAAACTTCATGGGGCCACCTCAGTCACCGCACATTAGGCAGGAGGCGATTGCTTTGTGCGAGCAAGGCATTCGTGCAGCTGGCGCATGGAAAGACCCAGATAGCTTGAAGATTGATAATGCGGTGCGCATGGGATTTACCTCCATCACGCTGCACGATGTATCTACGTCGGTTGTCCAGTACGGTACTTTTGTGAACGGCAAAAACTCCTATGGCGCATACGTCGGCAAGAAGCCTGCTTTGTGCTACTTCGATCCAACCGAAACGCGGCTATTGAGTGTTAAGACGTTCTAAAGAGCTACCACTGCCCTACAAAAAACAGGGCACCCCCACCCACAATCGCCTATTTGCACCAACATCTACGTGGCTTGATGAATTAGTTCATGGAGAGCGAAATCAGCTCCCCTGTCGGGGATACCTCAGCAGTGGCACTACCGGGTACCACGGCATTGAATGAATTGCGGGCGCGGTATTTGGTGAACACTTTGATATTGCCCGCGCCGGAATCTATGTATTTGGTTTCGACATGCTTGTAGGAATCCGGGTCTTTCAGCCGGGTCTTTATCGCTGCTTCTACTGCATGCACTGATCCATCCCAACCGCTAAACAACCGCTTCACGGCCTGCGCTCGATCTACAACTGCTTGGGCTTGGAGCTGTTGTATCCGAGCTGCTGTAGCCTTCGGGTGAATTTCTCCGATCATGGCAGGCCAAAGCGGATTAGACGGTTGCAAGGCGTTTAGCTCTTCGTAAATCGCCAGTGATCTGATCGCATCCGGTTTGGCAGCCAGTTCGTCCGATAAGGCTTGAATGCGCTTGGCAGTCTGTGCCAGCTGTTGCACATGGCTGATGTCTGGGTCTTTGTATTGCGCAAATTTTGCCAACGAAGCCACCGCATCATCAGGCTTGCCTTGGTCAATCAATCGCTTGGCTTGCTCAATCATCTGCTGTTTATTGGCTTCGAACTGGTCGCGCTTTTCTTGGGCCAGTTTTTGTGCAGCAAGCACTTTGGCTTTAGCCGCTTCCTCTTTTTGGTGTTCCTCAATGTTGTGCATGATGTTGCCAAAAATGCCCAGCGCAACAAGCAGGGCGACCAGGATAGAGATAGCTTTGAGTTTCATACGATGCAGTTTAGCTATGGCATCAACTTCCCACTAAATCGCCCTAATGCGTTACATACAGTTTCAAATGTAACGTTTGCTTAACACATTCAAATAGACCCATGCATCCTCTATGAAACAGAATGATGTATGAACCAAACTACCCACAACATATTGATTGCCGCCATCGGCACCCTTGCTGCATCCACCGCGCTAGCCCACTCTGGCCGCACCAATAGTTACGGCTGCCACAACCAAACGGGCGGCACTTACCACTGCCACACCAGCCCAGCACCTGCGCCCGCCCCAGCTCCAGCTCCAGCTCCAGCTCCAGCACCGGCACCGGCACCAGCTCCAGCTCCAGCACCGGCACCGGCATCAGACACCCCACCAGAGTCCGCCAAAAAGCCACCAACACCCAAAGGCACCTGCATCACAGCCAGCGTAGATCGGGTCATAGACGGCGACACCGTATCAATCCGCACTGAGCAAGGCACAGAGCGCGTGCGTATCAACCAAATTGATGCCCCCGAACGCAGCCAACCATACGGCCCAGAATCCACCCAATGTCTGGCCAGCCACCTCGGCACCAACTCATTGCAAGTCTGTAGCGATGGCAAAGACAAATATGGCCGCACCGTCGCCAGCATCACAGTCAATGGCAACGACGTCAGCGCAATGATGGTCGCCAGCGGTTGCGCTTGGGCCTACACCAAATACCTAGAAGATGGCAGCGACCTGCCGTCCATACAAGCATCAGCGCAATATGCAGGCATTGGGCTATGGGCCAGTGGCATAGCCCAAGCCCCGTGGCAATACCGCGCGGGTGTGGGGCCAGTAACCACTACCACCACCGGCCAGCCCGCCGTCAACATCAGCGCCCCCACCACGGCGGCAGTGCATGAACGGGTATTTGATTGGGTAGAGCACAAATTCCCAGAGTACACAGCCAACGGCACAGCAACCACAGCAGACGACAACGCTTATGGACGCTGCTACACCAGCCTATGCGTACGCTATCAAAACGGACGCTTTTCTATCGTCGATCAGGCAGGCAATGCCACTGATGCAGGTAGTGCAAATGACCTGATCCCGGCAGCGGCTTCAGAAGGATTCTGATAGCCATTCAAGAGTAAATCACTCCATCAAGGGGTTTGAACCACAAACCGCCGAAATTTCCGTCAAGCCTTGTTTAGGGGTATGGAGCGGCAGGTGCCGCCCATGCAATTCGAGAAAATTCTTATTTAAAATCAGTTACTTACGTCAAAAATTGTCGGGTTCCGTCCGAATCCCGGCCACCCCTCTATCAGTCTTGCAGCACTAACCCCGCCCTATCCATCACCAGCCCGCCACCAGCGGGCTTTTTTTCGTCCAGCCAAAGGAGTTTCAACAATGAAAACCGCTCACCGCCGCCAAAGCCACGCCAAGCGCCAGATGCGCTACGCCGATTTGCCAGATTTTTTCTATCCCGGCCCGCCGCCTGATGACCAGGATGAAGTGGAGGCACCAGAGCCGCCCAAGGGGCAGCCGCAGCGGCCACAGCAGCAGGGAGAGGCAGCATGACTACACCCAGCACCGGATGGACAAGAGCCACCACCACACCCGCCCATATCGGCTGGTATGAGCGCCAATACCCGCTGATTAATGGCCTGTACCAACACCCTTGCCCGTTCGATTTTTGGAACGGTACTGCTTGGCTTGGTGGCTTTCCAGATAAGCAGGGCGACACCCTGCCCACCGGCCATAAAGTGCAGGCCGCAGTCATTGCCAGCGATCAGCGCCTGCCGTGGCGCAACCTGTCTGGCCACAAGCACCAGTTCATCAAAACCAAAGAAGGGGGCTCTTATGCCAAAAGCCGCAAAGCGTAAAGGCCGCCAGCTCCACGGCCACCGCCGCACTGACCAAGCCACGCCCTACACCTTGTTGCACGAGATGCAGGCCAGCACCACAGCGCCGGTACCGGAAGCACACCGCATCTACCAGCTCACGCGAATGTGGGAAGCACTGGCGGCGCTGGAGGCCCAACCATCGCCACCGGCTGATGATTGGCGCGTGTGCTCAGATGCGGTCAACCTGATGGAAACGCTGGTCGAATGCGGGCCGTGGATGGACTGCCAAGGGCAACTGGTCGATGTGCTCGACAGCAGTGGCTTACTGAAGGACGCCACCAATGCGATGGCCGGGCTGATACGGGCACCACAGCAGCAGGTTCCGCCACCGGGCAGTCTGCGCTGTGTACGCATGGTGCTGATCGACTATGCGGAGGCGCTGGGGCGGCTCAATCACCGCAGCATGATCCGCTGCCACCGTTTAACGGCAAAGCGGATTTTGGAGGTGCGGCGAGGGAAACGTGAGGTGGGGGATGTGGTGGTGGAGATTTGAGTGCAGGCAATGTAACGCCGATTAGACGACGCCCCAGTCACCCACCAGCCCGCCCCGTGCGGGCTTTTTTACGCCACCACAATGACCACTAAAAAACCAATCGTCCACTGCGCTGGCCTGTTCCACGCGTGCCAGCCATTCCCCCAGTGCGCCGATTGCCAGCGCCGGACAGAGCCAGTCCCTGCCCGTGGCGAGTGGATAGCACCGCCTGAGTTCGACGAGGTTTGCCCTGAGCGTCTACCCAGTCTAAGCAAAACACATGGCTGAATAGTCCTCACCGTGCGGGCTTTTTCGTTCAACAAGACAAAAGATACACAAATCAGGAAAACATTCAAAGTTGAAAACCGCTAATCGCTTGATATTCTAATTACAGAAGGCACCCTTCTATTCCGTCTGCAATGCAGGCTTTTAATTGGAGTTTTTATGAGTGAACAAAATCTCGTGTGTATTTCTGAGCCGTCATTTCCAGAATACTTCCTCACACTTGGCTTTGAGGTAAAAAGCGAAACGCATTTATCTGAATTACTCAGTCTTGAATGGAGCCAAAGGGCTGGCACTGACGCAATTTCCGAGCGTAATGCACTCAAAGACAAAGTTTCTGGTTTAGAAATCTCTATGGTGAGCCTTATAAGCACTAGCCTTCGCAATCTTCGCAATGCAGCACAGTTAACCCCGCCCATCGCGTTGAGCCAAGCGTTGGTAGGCATCGATACCGGGCTTTGGGAGCAGAACAATACCATCGACCAAGCAGCAAAAGCCTTGGTGGAACAGTGGCACTTGATTTGCGGCATGAAGAGCATGGTGCAGCAGTTGCTCAACATGGCGAAAGAGGTGGGCCTGGATGGCCCGCTGGTTGACGAAATCGAAGCCGTAGCGGTCGAATCGCGTCAGGTTCCAACCTGAGTAGAGGTGGCGGCTACCGGCCAAATTTGGCCGGTGCTCCCATGCAGCAGCGCCACCCTTCGGGGTGGTTTTTTTTCGCCCTTGCCCAGCAGACTGGGGGATTTACACCCCCGACACGGTACTTAAAGAAGAAGAAAGCAGTACGCAGGCTGTGCCAAACCTACGCACCCACGCCCTC